TTATTTGGAGATAAACTTGATGTCTTAAAGAAAAGATATAGTCGCGATTACGGTTCAGATTTTATGCAAGATTGGCCTGATTTAAGACAGGATTGGCAAGATAAAATGGACGAACTCCTTTCAGGTGGCGATCTCAGTGGAGCTCAAGCGCATTTTCGATATGGTGGTCAGCAAGATTGGTGGGATAAATAATGTCTGAGCCAAATTATACAGCAGAGCAACTTGCAAATATGTCTGCCACAGACATGGATCAATTGTTGCGAGATTATGATTTAAATCCAGATAAATATCGTGATTATTTTCATGATTTCGATCCTCAAAGTATTCAAGATATTCAAGATAATTTATCACGTAAATTGTCTTCATTAAGTTTAGAAAGTCAAAATATTGCAGGTAGAATGAAAGCAGGTTTTACAAAACATAGAGGTGAATTAGGTACTTTAGGTCAAAGTTACAGAGGCGGCGTATCCGCGAGAGGATTAGAGTCTGCTACTGATTTATCTCAACGATTCCAACAGCAAAAACAAGAATTATTTTCAGCTCAAACAGCAGCACATAAGGGATTTAAGGGAGATATAGATAGATTGAACTTAGAAAGAGGAATGGCTCAGACTGCTGCAGACATAGATATAAGAGACGAATATGAAGATTATGACAGATACTTCTCGGATAGATTAATGCAAGTCGAAGACAGGATAGCTCTAGATAAAGCTAATGAAGGAGAATCATGTTTTTATGGAAATAGTAAAGTTGTCTTAGAGAATGGAACAATTAAAAAAGTTAAAGATATAGAATATGGTGATATGGTTCAATCTTTTGATAGCAAGGGCAATATTATATATTCTAAAGTTGTAAAAGATATGTTCTTTAATACTAAGGATTCGAAAAATAAATATTATTATACTATAATTAAAGCTGGTGGTTCTAAGTTAAGAGTTACTGCAAGGCATAAAATATTTGTTAATGGAATTAAGAAGACAAAAAAAGCTAGGTATGTACATCCTGGCGATGAAATTAATATTGTCCAAAATGGGGCTTTAAAGAGTGTTAAAGTCGATTCTGTTGAGCATAAGATGATGAAAGGTAAGTATGATTTATTCACAGAAGAAGGTTCTGTAATAGTTGACAATGTAGGATGCACTATATTTGATGGTCCATTGCCTCACAAATTAGCTTTATGGGGATGGAAAGTAGCAAATAAATTTAGATGGTTTTATAATTTAAATTACTTATGGTATAAACCGTTATATAAATTAACAACTAATGAACCAGCATAGGATTATAAATGGCTATAGTATATAAAAAAGATCCATTAGCTATATTCCTTGAAGAATTGCCAGGTATGATATCTGCTCAAAGGCGCGAATCCAAGCAAATGGCTCAAGAATTAGAGTTATTAGAATTAAAATTTGCTATGGAAGATAAGATACAGCAAGACAATAGAGAGTATCAGCTCACCTATGATTTATATAAAGATTCTAAAAGAAGGTCACAAGTAGCAGAAGAAAAATATGATGAAAATATATTAAACCTTCAAAAGATAGGTATTGGTTTAGATACTATTCAAGACTTTGATAAAACAGAAGATAGTAAGAAAATATTAACAGAAATTTTAGGTAGGGAAGCTAAGGGATACAAGCAATTAGAAGAAAAAGAATCTGATTTAGCTGACTATTACGAAAACCAATCTGATGCATTATTAAATTTATTAACTTTCGATATAAGAGATGCTCAAAATATTATTGCAGGAGCTACAGGCGGAAGGTATGGTAAGGATAAAAAGAAATGGGATATTGGTGATTTTGGATTTGAAGCATATGAAAAACTATACGGAAGAAATCCAGATCCTAAGAAGAGAGCTGTAATTAAACAATTCTTTGATAAAAATAAGGCACTTAGTAGAGAGGCTTTATTAAAATGGGAAGGTGAAGCATTAAGTAAAACTATAAAAGAGCAACAGGTAGAAGATAAGCAGCTTGTCACTCAATACAAAAAAGAACAAATAGAGAAATTAAAAAGAGAAAGAATTAAAGATGAAGAAGATGCTAGAAAGGCAGATGTAGCTTATTTCTTTAATAAACATTTAGGGGATGCTTATTTAAGGACTGAATTTGATGAATTACCTGGTTTACATCAAAGTATAGAAGATGCAACTAATGCGGGAGATAATGACCTTGCACAAAAATATAGAGAGGGTGTTAGTGTTATCTATAAAGAGACTGGTCAATTATATGCATTTATGCTAGGTGAAAATTGGAAAAAAATGAGCAATGAAGAATTAATTCAGATGGGTAGAGAATATGAACAGGTACACTTACATAGTAGAGATGAAAAAGGAGCATATGGTACTGTAGAAAAACCCGCTAGTTATGATGATTTAAGAATAGCTTTAGATAAGGCTTGGAATAATTACAAAGGTAAAAGTAAAAAGATTAAAAAGCAAATGGACCAAGCTGGTTCTCAAATATTTGGATATGACCCTAGTATTACTTTTGAAGAATTTATTAGGGATTTTAATCTTTATATCGAAGAAGATAGTATAATTGATTTGAAAGGTCAAGTTGATAATAATAAAAAAGATAAAGAAAAAGAAAAATTTCTTAAGGGTCTTTTAAATAAGATATCAAAAATAAATTTAAGCCCTAATGACTAATTCATTTTATAATCAAAAAGAAATAGATAATCTTTTATCTCAAGGTATAAAGCCAGATGAAATAGAAGCTTTGTCTGAATTAGCAAATATAGTTATTTCTGGATTAGGAGAATATAGCACTTTCTCGGAAAAGGATACTTATATAAGGGAAAATGTTCTTTCGGATGAGATAGGCATATCTGTAAAAGATATTATAAATACAATACCTGGTTTAAATACAAAGATTAATGCACATATGATGACTTCTGCTTTAGTGGAAGAAGGCGGTGAGAGAGGTGCTTATACCTTTAGTAAGGCTCAAACTATTGGAGGGAAGAATATCCCAGCAGTAAGTGATGACGAATTGCTTAGAGTTCTTGAAACTTATTTTCCTGAAGAAAGAGATGTTGGCGATAAAGTCATTGACCCTGCTTATGATATTTTAGGAAGCGAGCAAGGGGTACAAAGATATCGCGAATCTAGATATGGTGGACTTACTCCAGATTATGGTTATTTACCTAAAGAACAAAGACCTATTATTTCAACAATTGGATTTGGATATGATGAAGATGGACAAATAGTATTAGATACTACAGCTGCTGATACAGACGATAAAACATATAAACAGGCTACTATTGCAGGTACTGAAGAGTTACCAATGCTTTATAAAAATCCAACTGAAGTTGATAGTATATATAGTAAATCAATAGATGAAAGGGCAAAATTACAATCAGATGTAGCTGATTTAAAGAGTGCTGTATTGCAAAAGCAGATGGATGAATCTAAGCATATGACTTGGGATATTGGAGCTCAAATGGATGAAGATGATTATTGGGAAATACCTTCGACTCCAATTAGGTGGAAAGCTGGTCCAGTCCAGAGAGCTATCTCTGAAGCAGAAGGTTTGCAAGATTCTCCTGTGACTAGATGGACATTGGATAAATTAATAGGAATCCCATCAGATTTAATTCTATCTGCTGCCTTACCTACTAGTGCTATAGCTACTCAATTAGCAGCAGGATGGACTGATTTATTTCAGCCTACAGGATTAGGTCAAATAGAAATGTCTGATTTTAAATGGAATCCAGTAACAAAAGAATTTGGCTATAGCGATGAATTTGAAGCTTTGCAAACTAGATATGCTACTGCTATCGATGCTCTAGATACTTTTGATGCTGCAAATCAGGAATTAATTGAGCATAAAGGAAGAGTGGATAAAGCATCTAGAGATGCGACTGTAGATTTAATGAAATTGAATAATACTGTATTAGATGAATTGATTGAAGGTGGATATTTAAGTTTACCTGAAGCAATAAATATGTTAAAGGAATAATATGGCAAGAAATCGTGATTTAATAGATATATTGAATCAGCAAAGAGAAGATCATTCCCAAGAATTTTTAGATACTGAAGTAAAGGGTTCTGGTAATCTGTTATGGGATTTCACAGGACAAGCTCTATGGGGAGCTTTTGAGCAAGTAGGTATAGGTTTGCCTGGAGCTGCTGATGCTTATTATGAACATTCCTATGGAAAGGCTAATGCGCCTACATGGGAAAGAGCTATCGCAGGTGATGCAGCTGGAGATTGGAATGAATTATCAGATGCAGGTAAAGCAGGATATATGATAGGTTCTGCTGTGGGTATGATACCGAGTTTCTGGTATGGTGGTGCCATGGCAGGGAAAACAATCACAGGATTAGGTCAAATAGGTGGTAGAGCCGCTTCATGGGCTACCTCAAAATCAACACAAGAATTAATAGAAGCTGGTACTAAATATGCTGGTAGAGAAGGTTTAGAATCTATTGGAGATTTATTAACAAAGAAAGTATCCATAGAAGGTGTAGAAAAAGGATTAGCTTCTCATATTATAGATGATGCTTATGAAATCTCCAGTGCAGCTAATTCATTTGGCTCAGCAGAACGAGCTATAGCAGGTGAATTTATTGAAAATGTTATGGAAGATGGGGTAAAAAGAAATCTTGACGAATTCGTTCAATTAGGTGATGATGCTTTAACAAGTGAATTATCTAAAGAAGTAGTTAAAATTGTATCAAGAAATAATCCAATGAATGCAATGGAAGTAATGAATAATTTCGTCAGTAGGATTCCTGGGATAAGAAATTTAGGACCCAATAACCATTATATTTTAGGTGCTATGGGTTATGATGCAGCTATCGGTGTAGCTATGGGTACTATACGTACTGCATCAGAGGGTATCTCAAAAGCTACATGGGGTGTAGAAAGAAATAAAAACACTGGAGAAATGGAATATAGCGGAGACTATGATATTAATCCAGGTGAATTAGGTGCATCTTGGGTAAGTCATGGATTGCAAGAAGCATTATTCTTCTCTATTTTAGGTCCTGTTAAATTCATTAAAGGTGGTACCCAAGGAGATCATTTAAATAGGTTAAATAGAATTGTAAAGCAGAGTGCAAAAGCTTATTATAAACCTTTAAGAGATTATAAAAATTCTGAATTAAGAGCACAATTAACTGCTATGCATGAGATTTCAGGTGGATGGTTATCTAGCAGATTATCTAATAAATGGTCTCTAAAACCTGTAAAATGGTGGGAATCAGCAACTGATAAAGCAGGGACATTAGAGATGCAGAAATTCTTATCTGAAATAAGGGGGACATATGTTACAAGAGCTCCTTTAGAATGGACTAAAGAATTTGGTTCTGATATGTTTTATTCTCTCCCTAGAATGTTTACAGGTGTAATGGCTATGAATTCTATGGGTATTTATGATGCTTTTAAGAATAATGGTATGAGTTGGGAATCTTTCTCAATGGCTATGGGTGGATCTGTAGAAGAGCAGATAGCAAATGTTATGACAGCTGCATATTTCACAAGAAAACCTCATTCCTTCCATACTGAAGCACCTCCTGCATTATTCAAATCCATATGGCAAGGGGGTGAAATACCAGCATATTATGGGGCAAAGACAAGCAAACTTAGAAAAATAATTGGTAGTCTAGAGACATTTGGAGTAGATAAGTCTAGATTAAAGGTATTAAGTGCGCATTTTGGAGATAGTCAACATTCAGAATTAAGTAGTAAGGTTAATGATAATGTAATTAAGAAATCTATAGATACTACGAAGGAATTTAAAGAAATTGAAGAAGTGTTTAAGCCCTATGTAGATCAAGAAGTTGCAGGTGGAGTTGATTTAAAAACAGCATTTGATAAAAATGTATCAGAGCTTTTGAAAAATGGAGATATTACTGTAGATGAAGCGGGTATTTTACAAGGTAAATTATTTATAGCTGAAAAAATATTATCAGAATATAATGGAAATAGAGGTTCAGATAAATTAGGATTAGATATGTATACCCCTCAACAGGCATATGATATAGTATTAAAAGTATCTAATATGAATTTCAATGGTAAAAAACTTACTAGACTTAATGCTGATGCTGAGATTCGTGATTGGAGAAAAAAAGCTATAATTAAAACTATAGAAGAACCTACTAATATAATGAAGAATCTTATTATAGATACTTATAAAGCATTAGATATAAACTATGATTTTTCTGATGGAGTTATAACAGGACCAGAGTTAAATAAAATACAACATCATCTAGGCGATAATAATGTTCAAACTACTTTTGCTACTGTATATGATTGGGGTGTAAAGAATAACTGGATTAAACAAAGAACTGGTGCTCCTGAAGGAATCACAGGTGAACAGCAAACTAAGGCTCAAAATATATGGAGAAGCTCATCTGAGAGATTAATGGATTTAACTTATGGTGAGAATTGGAGAAATGAAAGAGAATTTGATGATTTTATTTTAGTTAATGATGCTTGGCATTTAACATATGATAGTGCTCTAAAATTACATCAAAGAGAAAGAACTCATGAATTATTAACTCATGGTGTTAATCACGGTGGTAGACCTGATCAAGCTAGAAAATTAATGACTAAAATACAGCAATTAATAGTAAATAAAACAAGACCTGAAGTTTTAAAGCCTGGCGAAACTGCTCCTGAAAATTTTGGCGAAGTTACTGATTTCATAAATAAGCTGCATAGCGTTATGATGGATTTAAATGTTGATGTAAGCAGAGATAGGAAAAATGCTAGCATTACATATGAAGAAGCTAGTGGTATGATGGAAAGTGTTAGGGAAATTGTAGGAGATGTATTTACTAATGCAGAAGTTTACAAGGAATTTAAAAGAGATATAATTGAAAGGTCTATTGATAAATTAGGTATTAGCGATATTCATACAGGAGTAGATACTAAAGCTAGTTTAATTACATTTCTCAAAGATACAAATATAAATTACCAATCTGAAGGCACAAAAGATATACTTCCTGATATTGCATCGGTTAAAAATGCTTTGAATACAATGGGTACTAAAATTAGCCCTGATACAAAAGAATTATTAATAAAACATTATACTCAAGTTATAAATGCTGTTGAGCGTTCGAGATTTCCCTTAGAGATAAGAAAAGATTTGATTGAAACTACTGAAGGCGATTGGATGAAGGCTATTTTGCAATCCAAAGCAGCTGGTGAAATGGCTTTAGATTATTTAATAAATGATAGAGCTAGATTAAATATGGATATTTTAAAGAACGAGATTGATAAAATGGATTTAATCATAGGTTCTTTACAAAGAGGTGAAGCTAATATCGCAGAGCCTAATCTCAAAACTAGAGCTGAAAAGCAGCTAAGGGATAGACTCCAAGAAAGAAAGATAACTAATGAACTAAAAGAAATGATTAAAACTGCTCTAGAAGATAGGGATGTTTATACATTGAGGGCTTTAAATAGAGTTGATGGAGAAATACATAGTTTAGTAGAAATGTTAAGTAGAGATTCTTGGGGAACAGAAAGAATAGGTTATTTGCAAAAAGTAGCATTATTAATGGAGAAGGCAGAGAATAAAGCACAAAAATTAGCTTTGAATGAATCTACTATTAGAGAATTTGTTCAAGGTGAATTAAATAAATACAATATTAGCGAAAAGGATGTCACGGATAATATAATTAAAATGAATGTGAATATGTTCTCTAATAAATATAAAATACCCAAACTTGAATTAGATGAGTTATTTGAATTAGATCGTAGTAGTGTTAAGACTGCAGATGAGATTAGACAATTTGCTCAAAGTATGTTAGGTGATTTTTATGATTTACCAGGCTCTGTCCAAAATATAGCATTGAGGAACAATATTACTACTGCTGTAAATACATTAAAGAAATTATCAGGTGATATAAGACTAACACCTGAAAACTTTACTAATTTAATTGCTAATCCACTAAAATTAAAAATGCAGGCTGAGAATCTTTCAAGAGATCCTTTAGAGAGATCTAGTGCTCTTGAAATAGATTCAGACCATTATTCTCTTACATCTAATTATTTTTCAAAAAGAGTAGTTAAGACATTAAAGCTGGATTTAAGAAATAATAGATTGATTATGGGCTCTCAGGTAGTTGGAGATACTGCCAATAGAGGGTTGACAGGTATCCTTAATAAATTAGACCCTACACAAAGATTCATATATTTAGCTGAATCATCAGGTGTTGATAGTGATGGTAAAGTAATTAGAAATGTTATTAATAGAGAATTAGATACTTATAACACCTCTTTAAAAGGAGGGCGTTTTAATATTTATAATCCTGAAGCAAGAAGAGAATATAGAGATACAGGAGATATAAATAAATTAAAGGACCAAAATATAGATAGACCTTTAGTGAAAGAGCAATTTGAAATTATACCTATAAATGAAAAAACAGCTCTTTTTGTAAGAGTAGATAAATATGACCCCAGTTCTATATTCAATGAAATTAGGTCTCAATATAATCCTGGTGGAGAAATGTATAAAAAATTAGAAGCTGTATATGATGGGGATTTAGGAAAAAATACTCCTAAACATCTTGCAATTAGGGATATATTAGAAAATGTTAGAGGCGGTGAAAGTGTTGAAACAGTTGCCGAAGCAGTTAAGTTAACTAGAATGTTATTAAATATGCCAGGAGAAATACCTAATGTTATAGAGAGTGGTAAAATTAGATTAGATCATGATATGATAGCTGATTTACATAAAAGAGATAATTTAGCTGAAACTAAGAATGGATTCATCCCGACAGATGCAAATAGAGAAAAGGCAAATCTTATTTACAGGAATGCTGAATCTGAATTATTCCAAAATGTACATAAAGAAATTGAATCCTGGTTAACTAAGAACGCTGATGGCGAATATAGGAAAATAAAAAATATATCTATAGATGATGAGATGTCATTTGATGATGGATTAAATATATTTGATGCCTTAGCTAGAGAGAAAGTTAGATTAAAGCTATTAAGAGGTACTGGTAAAATATCTAAGGAAGATTATGATTTGAATGTGTCAATGCAAGAAAAGGTAAGTAAATCTATTGTAGATGGGGGCACATTTGTAGCTAAAGATTTATATTTAAGCCAATTATCATTAATTGGTCTTCATCCTGATATGGTTATTACAAATGCCAATAATGAAGTAGTTGGATTTAAGTCTGGTGCTATAAAGCCTACAATAGCTCATTCTGATGTAAATTTAGAAACGGGAAGGATAGAACAATGGTTTGGCAAAACATCTATTCAATATGATCCTTTGCTAGAATCTTTATTTACGAAATTAAAGGTAGATATGATTACATTTAAATCTGCTAATAAAATTAATAAAGTTAAGGATGGATTTGGCGAGGAATTGAAAAATAATTTTGCCGAAATTAATCCAACAACTTCTGATAGAGAATTATCAAGACCCTGGTATGAATACATTTCTAATAATATAGTTGATAAAAATATTATAAGTGAAATACCTTTTGAAGCCTTTAGTCTTCGAACTGTATCTAGAGAACATGACCCCCTAGTTGGAAGTAATTTAGGTGTTCATATGTCAAGAGATACTGGATTGGCTGATTGGATGAAATTAGATGCAAAGATTGTTAATTATAAAAATAATCTAGCTCAAATGTATCAAGACGCATTTCATAGAACAGCTCTTGCTCAACAAGTTATGGGAGCAATGACTAAAACTGGTGATCCTACAATGGTTAATAGTGCTATGAATTCTATTTTAACAAGAGATGGGATAGTAATAGAACCTTGGGCTCAAAGAAAATTAGAAGATAATATGATAAATTATTTTATTAATAATGGGAATATTGCAGCAGGTATAGTAAAAGATGGTTCTGTAGATGTTATGAGAGCAGATACGGGAGTATTGCAAGGTACTATTAGGTCCAGAATAGGTGAGAAGAATGTAGTTCAATATTTCGGAGAATTCTTACCTTCATATTATGCTGCACAAAAAATATTTAAAAGAACTCCAGATATTGATGGTGTCCAGAATGTCTTAATACAAGAAATAAAATATATTTCAGAAGCTGGAAGAAGAAATGCAGATGCATTTATAACTGATATTGATGGTGTTAAATTTTTACAAGTAGAAGGAAGATATATAGATAAAGACGGTAATCTTGTAAACCCTGATACATTTGAAGTTATTAAAAGCTCTAGTTCAATATCTGATAAGAATATGATTAATGATAATAAAATTGCTTTTGATAGTGCTATTAAGAAACAAGAAAGAGCACTTGATCTTAAAGACCAAAATGGGGATTTACTTATAGGTGATTTTACTACATTAGCTGATGCTGCCTGGGTATTAAAACCATTAGGATTAAGTATTGGAATGTTAAATAGCAGACAACCTAGAAATATGATAGGTGATGTTGTTATAAGTAAAATGGCTATGGTTGATGGAAAATTTCATGTAGATGAAAATTCTGGCAATGTTAGTAGAATGAATGCAGTAGATGCTATTAAACCTCAAGATGCTGATTTTGATATGGATAAATCGTTTAATTATATCGCAGCTCCAGGTAAATTTTGGAGAGAGGCAAGTAAAATTGCAGGAGATATAGTAGGGGCACAAGAAAATCCTAAAGATGTTATCGATAGATTATTTGATCCTAATTTAAGAGATGGTGATTTTGCCAAAGTTGTCACTGAAATGATTGGAAGAGGTTCTGATAAAGAGCAAGTTATGAATGAAGCTTCTGATGCTAGAGGTAGATTTGTAAAAATGCATCAAGTTGCAACTTATATTTCTAATATATTTAAAGAATCTACTACTATTTTAGATTTCACAACAAAATCAACATTAGATGGAAATAAGAATTTTCAAGTTAGATTAAGTGGAGATGGAAAATATATAAATGTTGTAAATAATATTTCAAAAATGGCTACTGAGTTTATTGATATTTATAAACAGCTTCCATCTTTACATAGTATAGATAAAATTAGAGAAAGGCAAGAACAGATATTATTTGGTAAAAATGGTATATTTGAAATTGGATATGAAAGTAGTAAAAAAGGTGAGATTGGAAAATTTATATCAGTAAGTGAATATAATTTAAAAGATCCTCGATTCTCTGATGCAATGAATGCAATTAAAACAAGATTAATAGATCCTATAAATTTATATTTAAAGTTTAATAAAGGTGTATCTGTAGATGATGTAGGTAATCAAAATAGAGCAACTCTCAGTGATTATAGTGAAGCTTATAGAAATTTATTTAATAAATCATTAGACCCTAGCAAAGATTGGGGAATTAGTGAGAGTGTTGATTTTAGAGCAGGATTAATAGCAGCTCAGACTTATTTCTCTACATCTAGAAATCCTTATGATTTGGCAATGAGGTCTATGAATGATATATATGGTAAAACTGTAAAATTAAAAGAACAAGGTTCGTATGGTAAGGGATTTTCTGAATATGACACAATTAAGCAATATATTGAAGGTGGCTTTGAAAATGTAGTAGGCGCTACTCCTGAACAAAAACATAATAAAGTATTTAATTCAGCATTGAGAGAATTCGTTAAAGACGAATCAAGAATTATCAAGCTAGAAGAATTGCGTAAGAGTGAAAAAAGTTACAAAATTCAATTAGAAACTTTAAAGAATTATTACAAAAACACAGCTACTACTACTGAGATGGAATCTATTCAAAGGAAATTACTCAGAACACAAGAAGTAATAGAAATGATGGAAGAATCTATTTCCTATCATTTTAGAGACAAAGATCCTACTAGGCCCCCTACCCCAGTATTTCATAAAGGTTATCGTCAAGGAGACTTTAACAACATCTATAATAAACCTGTAGTTATAGTAGATAGTAAGGGTGATATAAGAGAAGTAGTTCGAGTAGGTAATTATAATATTAATCCTGTCAAAAGGAGTGATAAAATATTAATTAACGGTAGGCGATATCAAGTTGCTGATGGCCAAGAACAGCAAGGATTAAGAACATTATTTGAAGCATTTGCAGGCAATCCTGCGGTAAGAGATGAGCATGGCAATATCTATAGATATTCTACTTATGAAGTTCAAAATCATATAATGAAGGATTTAAATGTATTAAGAAGTAGATTGATTACTTTAAAAGATAGTATGAATCTTAAAAATAAGCAAGATTGGGCTGATTATTCATTAGAGAGAGAAGCTATATTGCATGACTTTTTATTTAATACAATAGAAGATCCTATGTATAGAAAAGCTATGATCATGAGAATGTTGACTCCTGAAGTTTCAGATAAAATAGTTAGTATTAGAAGTATCAATGCTATAAATAACAGAAGAGCTGTTTATGATTACATGTATTATGAAAATGGATTAAGTCAACCTGTAATGTCTTTGCTTGCTAAATTAGCTAGTGGTGAAACTCAACCAAAATCTGGATTAAAAGAATTTGCTAGTAAAGCTTTAGATGAAATTAATATTATAAAGAATGCTGCATATTTATCAACTAAAAATTCTAAAATAGATATAGAACAGATTACTACATCAATGTTTACAGAGCCTGCTAGTTTAAATGGATTCTTAACTAGTAGCAAACTATTGAATCAAGGTGTTTTTGAACAACGTAATGCAACAGAAAAAAATGTAAGAGATGCTGCACAAATATTAGTTGAATATGCTACTGGTCAAAGAGGTGAGTTAATAGATCCTGTTATATTATATAAAGCTTCTAAGGTTATGGAAGAAAAGAACATTAGGCCTGACCAAATGTGGGGTGTAGAAACTTATCAAACTAATCCAGATGGCTCTATAAGAGATTTTGGAGCTAGAAAATTATTGATAAGCGAAAGAAGTAGTATTCGCAGAAAGAAATTAGGCGAAAAAGGTGGAAATGAAATATCTACAACTAATCGTATAAAGCAAATATCAGATTGCTATTTGGAAGGTAAGTAAAGGAGATTAAATGGGTTTATTATGTAGCTTAAAGGGAGAATTAGCAAAAAGAATGGGTGACCCTAAGCTAAGCTCCAAGGATAAAAAAGAGATCCATACAAGAATAAATAATTTAGCTAAGGAATGGGAAAGTAATCAGGGAGATAGATTTCAAAATGTTAGACAAGCTAATTGGAATAATTTTGAAACATTTGAATGGTTGTATAATAAATATGTGCATAAAGAATTAGATTTTGATCAACACCCACCTAATTATAAAGATATTAGAAAATTTGAATTTGGATTAGATGCTTATAATAAACTTATTGCAAAGAAAGATGGAGCTATATGGTCTAAATTCCATTTACCTCGTGCTGCTATGCAAAATGTTCCTGAATTATTAAGATTTGAAACTCAATTAATAAATGAAACACAGCAATTTAGAGAATTTACTATTGATACCAATAGGTTAAATAGTGATTTCTTAACTTCATTTAAAGATTTCTCTTTATCGCTAGGAGAACAATTAGCTACTGTAGGCTCATTAAGTAGTGCGGGTCGTAGCACTATTAAAAAAATACAGGGTAATATAGATTCTATAGTAAAGCAAATGGCTATTACAGTAGAAAGTTCTAAATTAGGGGAATTAAGGACAAAATTAAGTGCAGAGAGAACTAAATTAAAAACATTCCTATCTAAAGGTTCTGGAGAAGCATATAAAATTATGAATAGTGTTCTTCAGGGTGCTGATATTGAAACAATTCCCAATATGAATGCTAGTCAAAAAAATCAATTGTATAATATGCAAAAGAATTATACTGAAATTAGAAAATTGGGTGCTACAAAAATAATAAGAGGATTGCAAAAAATCGAATCTATGGCAAAAGATAAAGATTTAGATTGGGTTGAAGGTGCTGTTGATAAAATAAAAGGAATGGTTAGAAGTATTGAATTTCAAAAAAGAATTGATGGTGAAGGTAAAACAATTGATTATAAAAATATGGTAAATGATAGAGATTTTATAAAATTGGGATTAGAGCCATTAGATGCAACAGAGAGATTTAGCGCAGGTGATAATAAAGTTAAATTCTCAGAACATTATATGTCTAAATATATCCTAGGTGTTGTTAAAGATGTAATTAAACCTGTTGAAAGGGCTGTAGAAGAGGGAAAGTTATCTTTGCCTGAGAAAATAAATATAGAAATGCAAGAATTTGATAGGATAATTAATGTAGCAAAAGATAGAAATCCTATAATAGAAAATGTTTATGATATAGATCCTTACTTTTTCTTAAAGAAATATACTACTGATGTGGGTATTTTTAACTACAAAGCACATGTAAAGCATTCATTTAAAAAAGCTACTGATGCTATAATTAATGAACATCTAAAACCATCTAAAAAAGAAGGAAGACAAGATTTAGTCGAATCTGCAGAAGGTATGATTAAAGTTATGGAAGATGTTTATAATGAAATCCAAATGGTAAATCCACAAAAAGAAGGATTTATGACTGATGCTATACGTACTATGCAATCAGTAACATATTTTAGATTAATGGGCGGTAATGTTCGTTCAGCAGCAAGGAATGCTACGCAGAGATTATATGAGTTTGTTGAATTTGGAGCCAGGGCAGTACTATTTGATTCAAAAAAGTTTTACAATGATTCAGGTAGAGCTACATCTCATATGGAAATGTTAAATAGGCAGAAAAAAAGATTTGGATTACAATGGTTTGATGGAAAAAGCAAGGCTTCAAATGCCTGGGAGGCTCTCACAGAAGCTGATATAAATGTCAGCCAAAGGTCTAGAGGTGCATTAGAAGATGCTCATATGATGGATAAAACTTTATATGTAGATTCTAGCGGTGAACTTGCAATAAAAGGTGGAGAACGTGTTAGCGAAAAGGTTGCTAGAAGTGCTTCTAGAATAGCTGGTGCATCTGGATTTATGCATAAGATAGTAGAGGATTGGAATAGAGCTAATACTTTTAAAACAGGATTTGCATTAGCCCATAGAAATTTAGAAGCTGCAGATAGAAATTGGATAGCTAAAAAAATTCTTATAGACGATATTGCAAATATTAAAAAAGAAAAGGGTGAAGATTATTCTATTAAATATAAGGATGTAATAGAAAAATTTGGTACTGATCATCAAAATAAAGTTTCTTTATGGATGGAAAAAACAGCAGGTCAAATGGCTCATAATGCTACTCTTGATTTACATTTTGAATATTCTAAATGGGCTAAAGCTCAAGCAATTAGAATTAGAGGTGATGAATCTGCTCCTGTTAAATTAGCTAAAGCGGGACTAGGACAGTTTGCTCATTATAGATTCAGTATGTTTAATTTAATGTATAAATGGGGAAAAGAAGCTGGATTATCTTGGAAAGCTGGAGATTTTACTAGTGAAGAATCTTGGAGAATGATTAGATTTGGAATGCTAACTTCTATGTTAGGGGTAGCGTCAGTAGGAATGAGAACAAATTTCAGAAAATTAGCATCGAATGATGTAGTTGATACAGGTGAAGCTATGTTTGCATGGTTGAATGCAAATAAAGAAAAAATAGAAACAGGTGAAATTACTAAAGAATCCCAAGAATGGTTAGATAAAGTTACTTATGGACAGGGTGGATGGTCATTTTTTGGACCTAATATGCCATATGTATTAAGTGCTTATGAATTTTTAACTCATGCTGATGCTGGGGGACATAAAGATCCCAGGGCTACTTTAGATATGTATGATAGAGCACTTGATAAAGCTATAAAAAAACCTAAAAATCAAGAATTATATGAAAAGCTATATATGATTAATTCTCAATTAGCAAGAACTGCATCTTATACTAGTACTATGTTTACAGATGGTGGTGGTATGAAGGATGCTATAGCATTAGAATTAGGACTATTCCCCTCAAAGAATCAAAGAGAATGGAGTAATTGGCTTTATGGTAAGAAGAAAAAGAGAAGAAAGAAGAAAAAGTTTACTCATAGAGATATGTCTAAGTATGACAGGATGAAGGCAGTTGCTGCTTTAGATAATTTTTAATAAGAATTGGAGGGCTTTTACACCCTCCATTCTATTTATCTGTTGTGTTGTTTAAATAATCTTTCCAGTTTATTAAGAATAAGGTTTAATTTATATTCTATATTTGATATTTGTGCAGTATTTCTTGCAGCACCATTGCTACTATATCCATATCCTTTTTTATTTGATTTCGTTAAAGTTAATCTTGTTTTCATTATACTCCTTAATTATTAGTTAATAGTTTAATTAAATGCTCAAATGGAATAGCAGCATAAACCTTTGTCCTGTTTCTTTTAAATACGAGCACAGGAGTACGATTTCCGCTATTATTTTCAGCTTGTAGTAGGGAGTCCCATATATTGAGCTTTTCTTGGTTTTTGCACTCAAATGAGAGCTTTATGAGTCTTTTAGCTAATGGAGATAATACAATATCTTCCCCAGACATACCCATAACTTGTCCTTTGATATCATCATCTTCAAGTTCAGGATATGCCTTACGAAGTTCTTTTACTACCAGATTTTGTAATTTTCTACCCTTAGCTTTAGCAGATTTAGCCTTCACTTAAGTTTCTTTCAGCCATTTTTGCTAAAGACTTATTTCTTTCTAAGAATATTTTATCTAAATTCACTTTAATACTTAATTCATCAGATAGAGACGTGGTTTGATTTATTGTTAGTTGGCTTTTCAATCTTTTGTTTAGCTTTTTTAACTTTTTTATCTCCAGATCCAACTTCTCCACTTGTTCCAGAGCTATTTTCAGATGCTTGTCGCTCATTTTCCGTCTCCTTTTCTAGGAATTTAGTTAATTTTTCTGTATCTCCATTCATTTCAATGTATTTTAATTGCAATGTATATGCAAAATTAAGAGTTCTTTCTATATGAATTAATTTTTCAAACAAAAAATTTAATCTCTGCATTAATTCTTTATAAGTTACTTTTTTTTCTTTCATTCTAATCCCATCCTTTTAGCTAATCTAGTTAATAATTCATTAATTCTCTCATAATCTTGCTGAAGATCTGCTACCCAATTACCTATTTGGTTAATATCCTTTTCTAAATTCTTTAACTCATCAATATTTAAATTTTTAGGTTTTTCCTCAGTTTTCTTAACTTTTTTAGGTGTAGCCTCTTTTGTTTTCACTTTCCCCATAGTTTACTCCTTACAATTAATGCCATAACAGCATAGTTAGCAATATCAATGAGTGTGTCATCAATACTTTCGTTATTTGGTTTTCTATCTTGCATTGTTAGGTTAAGAAATCTAGATATTTTATCATTTAATCTAGTCCCTAGCCCCATTAAAGATAATCTTACATCTTTATCAGTTTTAATTTTACTCTTACCCATACCTATATTAGTTGGACCATAGTCTAATTGCTTCTCACAGAACAAATAAAGCATTTCTTTCTGGATAGTCTCAAATTCTTTTAAGGTTTGTGGATAACGAATACGAATTTCATCTCTAGGATCTGTCATATTTACTCCCTGAATAATTTAATTGCATAATCTACTAATGGATGTTCCTCTACATCTTTTGGCAGGTAAACTTTACAACCCTTTTTTTCAATATTCCAAGGAATTTTTTTAGGTTCAGATATTTTATACCTTTCAAAATAAGTACACTTATCTTTATCTAAATACTTACAATTTATACAATGGGGACTCATATATTCCTTTGCCTATCGCCTCTATCAAGGTCTTAACCTAGGTATTGTCATAGGACTTACAGGACCAGTTATTGTCCCCATTATAATCATCGGATTTGAACTCCGCTAATAGGAAGACTCACATTGAGCCATTCCTTCTCTCTATTCGCAGTAGATTCTACTTGTAGAGATTTTATGACATTATCCTCATTCTTATATGGAGTTATAGATAACACTTTGTTAGCATTATAAGCTATACGGAATGAACCTTTGGAGGAGGCCAAGTCCATACCTTCATGAAATGCACTCTTAGTGATTTCTGATACAGCAAATACTATTAACTTATGTTGTACTGCTAATTCCATTAAAGCCTGAGAAGCTTCTTCAACCTTCATATTGTTATCTCTCTGCTTAGACCTTAGCAATCCAAGGTGATCAACAACAACTATTTCAGGCTTAACAGGAAGTAATGATAATCGCTTTTCTAGTTCATACGGATGACATGCACTATATTCAACGGTTAGCCAATCAAATTTCTCATTCATACCCTTTTGCATTTGGGCATAATGTTCTTTGAGTTGGTCATCATTCCATCCCATTTCGATCATTACAAAGCGAGACCAAATCTGTCTTGGACTCATTTCCATCTCCATAAAATAAGTTGGACGCTTAAAGGAATTCACCCAGTTCTGCAATAGCATTGTCTTCATCGATTTAGGAGGAGCTTGGACAATAACTACTTCACCAGGATAGATAGGAAAATCTTGATTATAAAGTTCACCTAAATTAAGAGGTTGTCTATTATTAACAAGAAAATCCATAAACTCAGCTTCCATAGAACTTGCATCCATCATAGTTTGAGATTTCTTAGCTTTGTAAAGTTTACAGGTATTCTTACAATGTTCATCCATCACAATATCATTACAGCCATATCTATAGCCAGAACCATCATGACCTACATAACAATTAGTAATAATACCATCCATTTCTTTAGCTGTGAATGGGTGGTCTGGATCATCTACTTGGATTCTCCACATCTCCATTACATTCCTGACTACTTCTTCAGGATATAGCCATCTGAAATGAGCAGCTAATCTTAATGCCACTTGATGTCTTTGACCTTGGCCTGTACCCTCTAACATATTCTGTATACATGGATAATTCACAGGGTCAGGTTGCCTACCAAGTGATACTTTTTGATAAGATTTAGTTACCTTAGTTTTTCTTTCTAATACATCAAATACAGGATCACATTCATGAATAATTTCTTTTAACTCTTTAGCTCTTGTAGCATACTCCATTATTTCTTTTAGAGTAGCCTCACCATTAAGTTGAACTTTCCATAAATTAGATTTACTATTTAAAGTATTAGGGACTCTAATGAGTCTAGTTTTATCTGTAACTGAAGGGTCTGCATACTCAAATATTCCCTTAGCTTTTAATTCCTCTTTAACTTTTAAATGCAAGTCATCACATGGCTTCCATCTAAATGCTTCTTGAGGTATATGCACATGAAATCCAGTCCCACTAAAATAAGTTTGTCTAGGTATATTCATATCACCAAGTAATATGTGTAGTCCTTGTAACTTATCAAATGCATTCTCTGGATTAGTTCCATCTACATCTAAGATAAATTCATCAGGCATATATATAATACCATCATATCCTGATAAACTTTTCTTTTCTTTTACATATTCTATAACATGATCATCATAATCATATAAAGACATAAAAGTATCTTGAGCCATATTCATAAATGTATCCATTTTACTTACATCTGAGAAATGGTGTCTATTGTGTATACCGAATGCAAACTCTTTAATCATCTATACTCCTTACGAACCAAGTTGATTCATTAGAATTTTTTGATTTAAGTTTCATTATATTATATACTTTTTCTTCTCTCATCTTTCTAAATGCTCTGGTATAAGTATCAGGTGAACCTAATCTTTTTCCAAATTTTATGACACTTCTATTAGATAGATTTTGTATATCGTGTGTTTTAAATTTCTTCTTATTAGATTGATGCCACCAT